CAGGCCTTCGAACTGGCTCTCGGGCGAAGTGCTGGTGAAGGACTTGCCCGTGTCCATGTGGGTCGCGGTCGTGTCGCCGTTCATGATGGCGCTGTCAATCGCCTCGGCCAGCAGCCGGGCGGTATGCGCCTGGAACATGGGGGCGGCGGCGACGATGGACTCTTCATCGAACTCGTCAGACCACGGCACGCGGCACATCAGCTTCTTCGCGGTGATGGTCTGCGAGGCGGAGACCGGCGTGGTCTCGGTGAAGTTGGCGGGGTCTACTGTGGTGCTCTCACCAGCGGCGTAGACCGTACCCCCGGTGGGCGAGAAGGGCAGCACCCAACTCTGCTTCGGGCTGCGGATGCGCGGGAACTGCGCGGCCACCGTGGTCAGATCGTAGACCGACTCCTGCATGTCCGTGGAGTACAGGGTCGGTGCCCACTGCGAACCCTCGCCGGAGGTCGCGGTGTCGATGGACTTGTTGATAGCGTCCACAAACTCAGGGTAGCGGGAAGCGAGCTGCTTCCAGTACGCGAGCTGCTGCACCGGGCGCTTGCGGCCATTCTCACCCACGCCGCCGCCCAGGGTGCTCAGGGTGTGCAGGATGTCCCACTGCTTGCGGAAGGACTTGACGCGGGGGTCCTGCTCTTCGTCGTCCAGCACCGCCGTGGTAATGTCGGGCAGGGTCTTGGTATTGCGCAGGTTAGCCGCGTCGCGCTCGGCCTCAGCGGGGTCTACCTCGGGGCGCAGGCTCTCGGCATACTTGCGCTTGAGTTCCAGCAACTCGCCCTTGAGTTCCTTCAACTCGGCGGCACTGGCGTCGAGGGCCGGCGGGGCTTCCGGCGTGCCCTCGGCGATAATGGACTTGACCACGTTGACGTGGGCGTCAGTCACCGCTTCGGCTTCCAGGCCGAAGTGCTTGGCGGCAAGTGCTTTCAGTTTCTCGTCCATGATGATCTCCTGCTAAAACGGTGAAGCCCCCGCACCTTGCGGAGGCCTCTTGCGTCGGCCCTAAAGGGCCTGTTGATTTGCCGCCACCCATCACGGGAGCGACAGGTGCGGCGTGGCCGGCAGTACCAGCGTCGGCACTTTCGGCAGCGTCAGCAGGCATGGGGCTGTCTGCTCGCCCTCGTCACCAGCCGCCGCCAGATAGGGCTCCAGCAGCGCGGCCAGTTGCGTATGGGCTTCGCTCAGTTTCGCGATATACTCAGGCGATAGGTCTCGCCCTTCTTTCTTCCAATGGCGCACGATGTTATCCACGCTCACCGCGCCGGTGCGCACGCGCTCCAGGTCGGCGAGGAACCGCGCCTCTTCCTTCTCCGCGGCGGTCATGGTGTCCACGCCCTTGATCTCGGCCATGTCAATACCCATGCTTTTCGCCAGCGTAATCGTCGCTCCGGGGTTGCAGGGAATGGCGCAGATCGCCGTCTCCAACCAGTCAATGCGCTTCCAGACCAGCGTATCCGCGTTCTCGCTGTACCACGGCTTGTAACCGTAGCCGTCAGTCGCTGCCGGCTTCTCGCTGGCAGGCACCAGCTCATAGTCTGGCGTTCCGTCCTCGTGCGGCCCGTAGCTGCGCGAGTAGGGGTTGAACCCGATGCTCAGGCTGCGGAGGATTTTGTCCTCCAGCAGCCCGCGAATGTCCCGGCCCTGCTGCGTCTTGTCCGTGACGTAGCCTTCCAGCACCGTCCCCGCGTCGGTTACTTCCACCTTGAGGCCGCGCCCGATAGCGCCGCCGTGATGGTCGGTGATGACCGGGTTCTTCATGTACCTGTCAGCCGCTTCGCGCATAGCCTCGGCGCTCACCACTTCGCGCATCCGGTCAACCTGCGGCGTAGAGGCCAGCCCCACAAAGACGCCGGTAGCCGGGTCGAAGCTCTTGGTCTCGAATGGCATCATCCCGATACGTTCAAACGTTGGCATGTTAAGCTCCTTATCAGTCGCCGGATACGAGCGCACAGCGGCAGTTGATGATGTTGCCGGCGGAACCCATAGGGTCTCCGGGGAAGGCCAGGCTCTCACCTGTAGCCTCGAATGCCGCCTTCAACTCGACCGCTTCGCCGTGCGCGGCAGTATGGTCAAACTCGCCGGTGGTGCCGTCGCGAACCTTGTCGTCCAGCGCCGTCACCCATTCCTTGAGCGTCGCCCCGTTTTGCCCGTAGCACTCCAGCGCCCCGTAGTTGTTCGCGCCGATGGTCTCGGTGCGGGCCACCCGCTCCGCCTTGAAGGTCTCATAACCCGGCTTGGCGTCCTGTATGCGCTGGGCAATCTCGCCCGCGCTTACCCCGTCCTTGACGCCCTGCTGCACTATGCCGCGCAGTTCCTCATGCATGGTCTTAGGCAGCGTCCGTACCTGCAGCTCCTTGTCTTTCAGCCATGCCACCACTTCCGGGCGTTGCACGTCCCACACTTCACTGTTCAGTTCGGCAAGCACGCGAGAGGCCCCGGCCTCGATGGTGCTTTCGATGTAGGGCATGATCGTCTTGGAGTAGACATTGCCCGCTTCGTCCACGTCGAAGAGGACCGCCATCACACTCGGCACGGTGGCCTTGGCCTGCCGGAAGCTGCGTTCCTGTGCCTCCAACTTGGCGATTACTTCGTCAACGAGCGCGGCGTTAGCTTTGCCGAGGGCGCGTGCCAGTGGCTTCTCCTGCCGCCGCAGTTGCGTCTCGAATGACTTCATAAACTCGATGTGAGGCAGACTGCCAAACTCGCCGTAGTGCAGGTCAGCCTTACGACGGAAAGGGCGCACCACGCCCTTTGCGGGCAAGGCAGGCTTGGGCTCAGGATCAGACAGGAACCCGCCGCCGAACCCGCCGCCGCTGTACAGTTTATCGCCGCCCTCGTAGGGCTCCAGCCCTGCCATCTCCCGCGCCTCGTTAGGCTTCAGCCACGGGCCGCCAACGGCAGGCTGCAAGCGGGCGAAGAGCTCCTTGCGGTCCTCCTGCAGCGCCGCGATCTTGTTGCGATCAGGGCGCAGTTCGTAGTCCTGCGCGTCCGGCCAGCGTGTCACATAGCCCTGGTTCAGCCGCCCCAGTAGCTGCTGCATGTGCCCACCCAGGATGGTGCTTTCCCAAAAGATACGCTCCTGCTCGCGGGAGTTGGCGAACGTCGCCCCGTCGAGCAGGCCCACTTTCACCGGCGGCACCGCAAACGCGGCCAGTATCTCTTCACGGACCAGCTTCGCCTCGGCGCTGTAGCCGCCATCCTTGTTGAGGTTGCCAAGTTGCTGCCACTGCCACTTGCCGCCGCCGAGGAAGATGGTCTTGCCGGCGTTCTTGCCGCCGCCGTAGTTGCGCTGGAAGGCCTCCCGCGCCGCCGTCTTTTGGGCATCGTCCAGACTGCCCTCCACGGAGATAAGACCGGCGGGGACGGCGCTGTTGCGCATGAAAGCCGCGTTGAACTCACGAATGGCCTTGTCCAGGTTGATGGAGGTCTCGGCTGCCTGAATGGTTGGCTGCCCGTAGAGGGAGTTGACCGGGTTCCACTGGCGGAAGTGAATTACACAGCCATCAGGGAGAAGCTGTTTGGCACCCTTGCCGCCGATCCGGTATTCATAACGCAGGCCACTTGCCAGGGGCTTGACGCTTACCCAGTCGGGGCGCAGGTTGTAGATGGTTGAGGGTTTGTTCGGCTGGTCGAGGAGCCAGTAGGCATTGCCACTGAGGAGTTGATAGCCCACGGTGGCGGCGATCAGCCAGGGGAGGTCATCTTGGCTGTTAACATAGCGTAGGGTTTGCAGAAGCTCGTGCTTCTCGACCTCTTCATCATTGGCCGCGTTGAACAGTTGCATCGTCACCGCGGCACAGGCGGTAGCGATGGCCTCCACGCACCGTTGTGTCCATAAGCTGACCTGGTAGGCCAGCAGATAGTTGCTCTGGTCCACGTCGGGGCTGGCGTTACTCTCGGCGTTCCACAGGTACGCATAGCCGCCATCAGCTTCGCCCTTGGCTTGCGTGGAGGGCGCGGCGCGATGGAAGAGATTGTTGAGAAAGCCCATGTTACCAAACCTCTATGGTTACGGGGGGTGCTCCCGGCAGGAACGCCAGCACCGCCGCGTCCGCTTCGTCCGGGCTCGGCATACCCCGCTCGCGCATCTGCTCTTTGCTCTCGATCTTAATCTTCTCGTTGGCGTTGTACTCGTACCGCGTCGCGCTCAGTTGCGCCGCCAGCCTGTCCGTCTCCGGCCCCTCCGCGCTGATGCTCAGGTTCGGCTCGTTGTTGCCCTGCCGCAGGAGTTCCCGCAAGCGCCAGTACATCTCCGCACGCAGGTTCACGAAGCGCCCCGCATCGGACGCCGCGGCCCCGAAGTTGACGCCGCTGTAGGTGATGCCGTCGCCGCTATGGGGCTTGCACTGGTCAACCACGCCGCTGCCTACGCCCGTCTCGTCAATGTTCACCTGGACCGGGAGGCCGGTGCGGGCGCGCAAGTCCTTGGCGCGTTCGATGACGAGGAAGGCAAGCTCGCGGGTGTCGAGGCCCTGCTTGCTGTCTACGCGCTGCAAGTCCCAGCCGACGCGCTCCACGAGGCAGGAGCGATCCCCGCCGAAGCGGGCCACGTCCACGCCGAGGCAAGCCACCGGGGAGGCCGTCTTCGCCACGTCGCGGCCGCGGGCTGCGTCGAACCAGGCCAGTGGGCAGATAATCGCCTGCTCGTCACCGGAGGGGAAGTTGGCATGGACGCGGCTCTGATAGGCCGGGCTGTCCTCGCCCCAGTCTGACCGCCACTCCGCCACCTTCGAGGGCTGAATGAGTTCCGCTGCAACCGCCGCCGGGCAGGGTTCCCCGGTGAAGTTCGGTGTCTCCAGCGCGTCAATGCGTACCGTCTGGTAGCCGAGGTCGGCGTTGTTGAAAGCGCGGTAGAACTTGCCGCTGGCGCTCGTCGGGTTGCCGATCAGCAGCTCCCGGTATTCGCCGCCCGCGCCGAGGGTGTCCGCCGCCTCGTAAATCTCGTCACTCACGCCCGCCGCTTCGTCCACGATGAGCATGATGTGCGCCGAGTGGATGCCCTGGAACTGGTCTGGCTTGTCCGTGCTCTGCCCGAAGGCCTCGTGATCCGGGGCCAGCGTCAGGCGCGTCGTCAGGCAGACCGCCATGCCCTGCAGGTCCTTGGGGAGCCGCAGGAACTCGCGGTTCACGTACTTCCACAGGACCTTCTCCACCTGTCGCCACGTCGGGGCGGTCGTCACCACGACGGCGGGGCGGCGCGTGTAGAGGAACCAAAGCAACGCCTGCGAAGCGATGAAGGACTTGCCTACCGAGTGA